CATGTCTTAGCTCTCTACCATACAGCCTGTGTCCAGTTTTCAACACCCTTTGTATAGCCTGCATATCTCTGGACGTGATGGGCATTGCTCCGGGCTGTGTGTCAAACTTAGCTTCCCACTTGCCATTATCGAAGGTTAGCAATATACGCTTTTCATGTGTCATAACAACGCTCCACTGCTTAGACCATGCTTGCGACAATACTGTCTAAGTTCATTCTCTGAGTTAAAGGTTAGCGGACCTTCACCATCTACGTTTATGTGTTCTAAGGTCAGGGGCTTGAATACCTTTGCCTTATACGTCGATACTAACTTAACCATCCTCCCTCCACACTCTTCACACCTAAGCCCTTTATGTCTATGCTTCATCTCTCGTCTAAGCTCTACCTCATCGCCACACTTCTCACACCTATACTCATACAAAGGCATTACATCCCTCCTTGTGCTTGGCCAGCAGGCATAGGCATGTTCTGCGGACTGCTACCTTGACCCGTGCCTGGTGAAGGGAGCATTCCCATCATCTCAGGATCGTTAAAAGCCTGCACAACCATTTCGCGGATCATCCTTTGATCCGCATTTGGATCCCTGCTTAGTAAGTTGTATAGTTGCAAGGCTTCCTGTCTCCTGCCGGCGATTGTAGGATCACCCTCAGCACTGAACGTCACATTGTAAGCAAAGTCGCCTGTCAGGTCCTTCCCCGATGCCATCACAAACTCTCCCATTCCCACATCAACCCACCTGCCAGTAGTCCAGAACTTACATATAATAGCATTAACCTTTTCCATCGCATGTACATAGAGATCACGAAGCTTTTTCATTCTCCTACTCATGCGTAGCCCCGCTGCTTGCTGTACAATCCCTGCCTCGGTCGCGGTGCGCCTGCCTGTTTGTTCATACTCTCCAGCCTGATTACGGCTAAACCCCACGACCTCTCGCGCATTCCGGCGTATTTGCTCAGCGTCCATGTAAGCAAACTGATTAGGATTAGGCGGGACCAGGGGCCTGACAACCTTGTCAATATCATATCCACCTTTAACCTTCACTCCAGCCCCTACATCCACGCTAAACATCTTGTCAACTTCCTCATCGTCGATAGCATCATCTTGATATAGAAACTTTGACACGGAGCTTCGACGTTGCTTTGATGTTTGGAGAAAGATATCTGACAACTCTGCCTGATAGTGTTTGAGATAGTAAGCGTCCGGAGTAACCCAGTACGATCGTGCTTGAGGAACAAGCGTAAAGCCTATGAAGGGTAACGATCCATCTATTTGGAGCATGTCCGACTCTGAGCGGAGATAACCATCATGGCCTACTGCTATCACAAACACTTTCCCCGATGCTCGGTCGTGGATTTCCCAAAGCTCACAATACTCTATAGCCTGCTCCGTACCACGCTTTTGCACAACTGTCACATCCGATCCCGTTCTGTAAGGCTTCATCACAGTCTCGTATGAATGCACAAAGTCTTGCATCGACATCACCGGCTCGAGGTCACGAGGGTGATCGTACTTAGGATCTTGTCTGATCTCATCTACATGCCTCACAATACGATGTGCTATCCACCTCGCATCACGCTCTGTAATCGTCCCCCACGGTACTACTATGTCATGTGGTAGCACCGACTTAACCCATGGCATCCCCGGCCTACCCCCACCAAACTCTATACGCCTGCCGGACTTGGCAAACTGTGTCAGCGATGCTCCCATTGATTCCTTGTTTACCTTAACATCGTACTCAGGGCTGTATCCAAACTCCGAGTCATACCCTACTTTCCACACTCCCCTACCGTACAGAAAGGCATGGAGCAAGCTCATCTCAGCTTCCTCCCCCAACCTAAGCTCGCTAATCAAACTGTTATCGACGCTTTCTAACATCCTAGCCGACTTAGCACTTGAAGGGGCCAATGCCTTGACCATGATATGTGGCAAAGGTACAGAAAGCTGTGACAGCAAAGAGTCACCGTTGCCTTGGATGAGGTTAGGGCCATTGTACTCAGCATCCTTCGTCAGCCCATAGAACAAAGCCTCCATCGTAGCCCATTGATCTTCGATACCATACAAGCGCCTATACTCCAAGCCTTGAGCTATCTGTTCCCACCATTCACTAACTTTCAAATCCTTGGTCATATCTACACCACCGTCTTTGCCTTGATTATACGGTCCTTGCGAATATTATCCGCCTCCACCCCAACCAACCCAAACAGCGATATTAAGCTAATAATGCTACCAAGCGCACTTGCCGGAGTTAGTGTGCCAGTTGCAATCGTAGCAATCCCACCCAGAGCCTCCACGATCTTGGCTCGGCGAGCGTACTGCTGTTGCAGGTCCGCCTCCGCTGATGTGAGCTTGGCGTTGGTCGCCTCCACGTCGGCATTGTACGAAGCAATCAACTGGCTAATAGCGATCTGCTGCTTGTCGAACTGAAGCTGAATAGCAATCACTTCCCTATCTAACTGTTGTGTGGTGATCTTGGCAGGAGGAGTAAGCACGCTTTCTGTGCGGGGAGTCTGCATAGCCAACCCACATCCTGTCACCAAAGCCAGCACTAAAGCCAGCACAGCATATCGATTGTAATCAACCCACTGTGTGATCTTATGCCACAGATCCATTTTAAGCTCCTTAGTTAGCATGTGTAAGAAACCTCTGAAGTCCTGCAAAGGTTGTCAGGCCAAAGAACGTTAGCGATACTCCCACCCCTATCCCAATCCACATTAGCTTATTCATCTTCCTCCCCCACGGACAACTATTAACATGTGCTTCTATGATGAACGGTGCTGCCTCAAACACTACTTGGCGGATGAAAGATTTCTGCTCAGGAGTAAAGCTTACCATATCATCCCGCTCCTAGTGTTAAAAGCCTGCCTCCACCACTACCCCCCACCGTGCCCGACACCACAAACGTCCCTTGGTTGGCGGCGGTCTTGGCCCTGATCTCATACTGGTAAGAATGTCCTGCGGTGATGGTATCGTCAGTAGCTGTGGTTGCATCTAAGGCAGGAGTAGAAAAAGATTCGTAAGCACCATTGTCTACCTTACGATAAAGGTCATACCCGGTGCGGTCGGCGTCGGTAAAGCAGGTCCAGGACAGGTCAATCTGCGAGCCGTTGCGCGTGGCAGTCAGGCTGCCGGGCCGGTACAGCCCTACACCGTAGATGTTCTCAGTTGTTTCGCCGTAGACATCATCGACGTCTGCCGTCAGCACGGCGGGCGTGGCCCCGGAGACGTATGTTTGCGCGTCGGCCGTGAACAACTCCCCAAAGCACGGGTCCGGGGAGGCGTACTTGTACCGAACGATGCTGTCGGTATGGAGGACGAGCCAGATGTTCTGGAGGGCATCGACGCTGAGCAGGGCATCCAGCGCAAACGTGTACGACGTGAACTCCGTCGCATGGTAGACCACGGACTGCTCATTCGAGTCCACCAGGCGGTCGTGCGGCACGTTCGCAACCTGACTGTACACCCCCGCCGTCACCAGGGCCGTGCCGGATGCGGTTTTGCGCAGCAGGGCCTTGATGGCCCACAGGTCGAAACCGGCTACCGCGTCCACATATTTCGCGCCGGCCGGCTTGGCGGCGACGATATTATCCTCCGTCCCGTTGCCGGCGGTATATCCGAAGTTTGCCATTTTAGTTCATCGCCTCCCTGACCTGTTGCGTCACGCTGACGGGCGGATACCCGCCCTGGACCATCGCATCGTAGATCCGTTGGTCCATCAGGAACGTCCACGTGCGGCCCCAGTTGGCCGCCAGGATGCCCAACTGGCCGACGTTGGTGTCCACTCCCCACTCGGCAGCCATGATCCCCATGTCGCCCACGTCCACCTTCCCGTCGTGATTCAGGTCGCCGAACCCGGCCAGGAACGGCAGCGCCTTGACGCCCGTGAGGATGCCGGTGGCTGTCCACCGGGGATCCACCCACACCGCGCCATCAGCCCACAGGTTGCGGGCCGTCAGGTTGGCGGGCGTCGGCGTCCGCGTCGGCGAAGCACCCAGCAGGAATGCCTTGCGCGTCCCGACGATGGCCGCGCAGTCCTCCAACGTCACGTCGGCCATCGACGAAACGAAGAACGCCCCGCACCCGACCTCGCCCCGCGCGGTCGGCGACATATAGGCCAGGCACCGCCGGAAGGTGGCGTGCCCGCGCCGCTGCTGGATCGGCGTGCCGGTCGTGAACCCGTCGGCGGAGAAGATGCCGTAGAACTCCTGCACCCGCCAGTTGTCGTAGACGCCCGCGCCCGCGCCGATCCACGGCTTGCCGTCATACCCCATCAGCGTGTATGTCAAGGGCATCCGCCCGGTGGACGTATCCACCGTGCCGATGCAATCCTCAGCCACGCCGCCCTTGGAGTTGTAGACCAGTGACAGGGCCATCTTCGGCCCTACCACCGTAGAACCTTCCCACCGCATCCAGCATCGGCGAAAGGTCGTGTAGTCGCCACCCTGCGAGCATGTAGCAATCTTGCGAGCCATCCCCCACAACCCACAATCCTCTATCAAATTCGGCCCTGTGCTATGGTTGACGGTGACAATAGCTGTGTTGCCATCGAAAGCATCCCACGCACACACTCTACTCACCACACAGTTCCCCGACTTCGTCACCCTTACCACACTAGCCGATGACTTACACACATCAATCCCCTTTATCACCACCCCATCACACCCATCAACTATCACCGTCTCAACCTTACCCTGGCCGTCTACTAACACCTTACCATCATCCTCAGCCCTCACCGTCAAGTTCTTCCTTCCCACCACACGCAGTGGCTCTGTGTAAGTGCCTGAGGGTATGACACACACCCCACCATCCGCCGTCTTAGCTATGAGCTCAGCTATCATACCTCACCTTATGCAACATAGAAAACTATGGAACCCGAAACCTGTATTTCAGCGCTCCACACCAAGGTTAGACTTCTACCTGCCACTGTCTTGGTCCAATAAAATCCATCCTCAACATCAGACATCTTAGGAAACACTATGCCTGTTTGGGCAGTAAGGTTAAAAGGACCAAGAAGAGTTGTAGGGGAAGAAGTTGGGACAGCATCCGACTTAAGCGTTACTGTACAAGTGCCGGAGCTAAAGATTCCCATTCCTACTACATACACCTTCTTCCCCGCCGTGATTTCGGCCGCTGTTAGCGTCCTTACAACCATAGTCCCTGCCGCAGCCGCGGCATTGTTTACGTCGTATTGTTCAGGTGTTATTCGCCTCATTCTACGCTCCTACATTTGTCAAACTTTGACTTCTCACGTTTGCTAGTTGTCTTGCCTGCTATATGCATAACGCTTCGTCCCAAGCCCAAACACATCCCACACAAGCGGTACTTTGTCCATAGCCATATGCCGAGAACGGATGTTTTGTATCGCTCCCTGTACAGACATCGGATCAAGGTCAAAGTCTACCCTAAGCTCGGACTTAGCCATGCCATCCGTCAACCGCCATAGCTCTAGCTGTGAGGCTAAGGCATCTATGATATCATCATTCACGCCTAAGGGATATGACAATAGCTCGTTATACAGGTCCTTCATCCACGTCTTGATCTTTATCACGTTGTTTTGGAACAGTGGTTGTAAGCCAAGTATGCGAGCTGACTTCGATGCCTTAGCGTGGGTCAGGGGCTCGATGATGAAGAACACCTGATCCCTCCTCATACGCTCCCTTAGCCAATACTGTAAAGTTTTCTGATACTGCACCGTCTCCACTCCGACCTTTATAGGGTGGTATTTACGCACATGGTCGAAGATAGCATCGATCAACTCACCTGGGGAACACTTTTTGCGGAAGTAGTCAAGCACATACTTATAACCTGTCTGTGTGTCAGTACCCGTAGTCAGCACTACATTATAATCCGGTTCGCCTTTTGTGTCCTGAGGATCGCCACCAGGGTCTACGGTGGTAAATACCGACAAACGCCTGTTAGCATCTATAGACTCATAGTACGATATCCACTCTGGTTGGAAAAGCATATCTTGGCTACGAACAGGCTTGTTTAGATACAAGCATGAGTACAGATACGGTCCCATCTTTCGCTGTAAGGTGTCTAGCACATCTTGGCCAAACCTGTCCTCCCACTGTACTGTCCCGCTTTCCGAAGCCATCCCTGCTGAGTCTTCCTTACATGCTCTCTCAAACACCACGAAGTCCTCCGCTTCATGGTCCTTAATGTACGAAATCTCATCCTTCACAAACCACCTCGTTCCTACAACAAGGTTGCGTGATCTGCGAAGGTCCTTGAGCAGAGGCGGGACTAACCTATGCCAACCAATGGCTTGCTGTATGTCATCCTTAGTCGGGATAAGATTCTGCTCTCCAAGCTCATCCAGCTCCGGCGCTACAGTATCGTCCTCTATGATATCACCATAGTGCCTAGACACTACTTGTGTGCGTGTACCAGCAGCCTCGAACGTGGCTTCAGGATATGCTTGCTCCCTCTCCAAGCACCTAGACTCATCTTTCCAAGGATTGCCTGGTTTGATCTCAGGAAACAACGCATGCAGCAGCTGTCCCTTTTCCACCAAGTCCTTGATAACCCTAAGCTTTGATGTGGCGTTGGTGAATGTGTTCTGAGCTAAGAGACAAGTATAGGAATGGTCCCGGGCAAACCTCCATAGTGGATATGCTTGCGAGACGAATGTGGTTTTCAACCATCCCCTAGGCAGCACAGCTAGAAGGTTAGGAATGCCCTTTTGCTTGATTGTAGCTATGCGTTCAGGACTAAGCTTACACCTCCAACGTAGAACTTTCTCATAGCATGGCCAGGGATGGGTGAGGGTGGTGAGGTCCACGCCAGGATATAGCTCTAGCAAGCGGGCTAGAGGTTGGTGTATGGCCGCATCAAGCCACGAAAACCCCAGCACACCCTTGGCAAAGAAGAACAGGTCACCAAGGGCCTCAGCACGAAGCTCGGCTATTGATTGTTCAATTTCTAAGGTTTGTGCAGCGTCAGGCATTCGTAGATACCGCTTCTAGCTCAGGCTCTACTCGCCTTGATTCCTTCATTGCTTGTATTAGTACCTGCAATGACTCTATGCTTATGTTAGTAACTTGCTTAACTGTAGGATCTGCCGAGCCAAGAACCCTGTCTAGTATACTGTTCGAGGCTTTAAGGCGTATATCGTCCTTCTCAGCTCCCAACAGGTCAATTTGCACGTCAGCAGCTTGCTCCGCCGCAAGCTCGAACTTCTGGCGGACTTTGGAAAGGTCCACAGCCGTGCCTTCGTCGATAGTGGCTTGCTGGTGTACGCGCCTACGGGCTAGTTCGTCCTGTACCAAAGGAGAGTTGTAGACTAACATCACGCCCTGCGGTGTCATGCCCAACATCTGCGCTATGTGTTTGTGATCGAGGCCCTGTAGAAAAAGCTCGACCAGGCGGAAGTGTCGAGGGAGTAACTTCTGGTGTTGGTAGGTCATCGGTGTCCTCCACAGCATAGTAAGCGGTGTAGGCGCGAAGGCTCGCTTTGGTGCGAGGTTAGCGTACATGGCCTTGGCATACATAAAGTTGTATGTAGGAGGTTGTCTAGCATAGCATAGCATAGCATAGCATAGCATAGCATGGATGGTTTTAAAATGTAAAAAGTTTTCTTGAGGTCTTTAGTATGAGACGGGCGGGCGGCCTGGGGAGGATGGCGATACCCATGTCCTAGTCCGTCCACGCTTGAGTACAGACGACTGGCCAGCGCATGGGCGGTAGCGATAATGTTACTGTTACTGATATGGTCCGGCCATCGCGCGGACCCGCATACCCAGGTCAGATGTTAGGTGTTTGTTAGGATATGTTCGTGCTCTGTTAGGTGTATCACATCCAACCATGTCCGGTCCGTTATAAGTCTAGCATTTGCAACCACTTATACGATTTGGATTATTTGGGTACTATAATTAAGTGTAGGAACAGGCTAGGGTAGCCAGGCCGAACAAGCGTTGCGGCTCGTGTTGGATAGCTAGTTGACAACAGAATAGGGTGTACGTGTTATATCGACGTAACGCAACAAGCGAAAGGTTAGCATCAATGGCAAAGCTAGTAGAATTCGTGAACGCGGGAGTAAAGGTGAACACGGGAACTTCCGACAATCCAATAATCAAGCATTATCGGTATTCTCGTCCCGTGCCAACCACCTTTGCTATAACGGAAAAGCGGCCAGGTTCGGCAATCTTGGCAAGCTTAGAAGAATCCGGCCCAGTAGGCATCCGGAGCTCTGCGCGGACTGTCGCGACGGGTTTTGGGTTGATAAACCGTGCGACAGTCCACGTCGGCGCCAAGGGCGGAGGCGGGTTGAACGCAGACACCCGTGCCAACCTTCGCGCCAAGCTATCGGCGGACTGCGTCGCCAAGCCAACCCTGCTCCAAGATTACATGAAAGCAGGATTTGCCGATTCCTGGCTGGTTGCAAGGTATCCCCAGGACTCCGGCCTGGCCGAGATTTCCGAGTCTGAAGCCAAGCTTCTCAACGCGGTGGCAAACAAGCGTATGCGGGACTACCTTGCAACACAGGGTGTTGAAGAATCCGAGTAAAGCCTACAACCACGAAAGCCCCATAGACCACAAATCTATGGGGCTTTCTCTATTCCCTTCCATGCTCTATGCTCCGTGCTTGCCAAGCAAAGGATAGTCGATGACCAGAGAAGTCAAAGTCAGACATGTCAAGAGGGCCACTAAGCCACTAAGCCACTAAGCCACCCTCCGGCGGCCCTTTTTGGCCCTTAGTACCCTGTACCATTGTTGTATCTGAAAAAAAAATTCCCTGAAGAGAAGAGAGATGACGACAACACACATCATGGTACAAACACCGCTTTCGAAGGCCGGGCCGGGCACGCTTAGTGGGTTAGTGCCCTAGTCGCCTCGCGACATATCACGCCAAGCCCACCCTAGCCCACAACCGAGTCAAGCTAACAAAGGTTAGGTACTACAACAAAGGTTAGGTACAACAAAGGACGTTTGCCCTGTTACTCCCTCCTACATAAGTCAAAGTCGGGAATATCACGGCCAACGCCTTTACAAAGGCAAGAAAGGTTGGTGAATCATGCATCATACATGCAAATGTGGTGGTAGAATCAAGAGGACTGGATACAGAGGGAAGCTGGTACCTTTGCCATACAAAGGTATGTTTATGCACAACCTAATCCCCAACACGACTCAGTTTGAGTGCGTAGAGTGCAAGCGGCGATTTACACAGCGCCTCCGTACTCTTAAAGCAACCAGCCAAAGCCCCTTGTAAGCCAAGGGAAAGAAAGGTTAGGTTATACCATGCTAGAAGAAAAGGACTTCCAAACATTTGTAAACGACTTTGCTAGGCTGTTCAATGCAAAGGTCAAAGCAGAGACAGAAGCAGACGCCATCGTTGTGTACCATGTAATAGCACTAGATGGCAACGAAGTAGGAACATTCTGGTTTGAGCATGATGGCTCTCTAACATGGCAAGGCACTAACTGAAGGGACAAGGCAATGTACTACAAGGTCAGAATCACGCAGACGGGCAAAGAGCGATTCTCAAAAGATGACTACCGGACTTTCGACAGAGAATCACACAGCTTCGCCACAAAGGCTGAAGCGCTGGCATTCCTGGAGG